ATCTTGCGACCACAGATTCTGAATATCTTCAATCTTCATAACAAACCTTATCTTCCTAAAACTACAAGTGAGTATACTAGATTTTAGAACAAAGGTCAACTAGATTTTTTTGATAGAGAAGTCTCTTATAGCAAACGTGGCTGAGGCTGTGATGTATTCAATATCCGATAGGGTCGAATCAACTTCGAGATCCGTAAGCGAGACAGGGAAGCAATCGCGCATCGTGAACTCTACGTTGCCGTTCATTGCGCTTGTCAGGAACGTCAGGCCGATGTCAGATGTCACAGTGTCCTTTTGCTCGTCTTGTGCCTTGTACGGCCTGTTCTGCAAAGTGTATTGATCAAACTTCTCTGGCTTGCCTAGTGCAATCATCCAGTTATAGATCTCGAGATAGTTGTCGAGATTCTCGTTTACCTTGAACGTAACGCTCAACTGTCCGAACTCCAGATGTTCGCCTGGTCTTGGGATCTGAACGAATGGGTTAGGCTGGAACGCTACAGGCAGCGTAAGGGTAGGAAGTGTCACTCTCTGAACCATGAACTCGACGGTAGGAGCACGCGAGAGTATAAACTTATAGCCAGTAGGCGACAAGAAGTTAAGATTGGATGGCTGATTGTTTACTGACATATTGTACTCCTTACCCTATATTTATCAACAAAAAAAGAGGGGGACCTTTCGATCCCCCTCCCTTAGTTTGGTTGGTTACCCAACTCTTATGATTACATAAGGTTGTTAACAAGCACACGACGATAGTACTTGTTCGAATCCTTGGTAAGAGCACCAAGACCTTCTGAAGTACCGTCTGCGAATGGATTCGCGACCATGCCGTAGCGGGTCTTGAAGCCAATCTTTGGCTGGAAGTTGTCTTGATCGACTGCACGAACCATCTGTAGTGGAACGTATGGGCAGTAGAACAGACCGGCGTCGAACGCTGACGAACCCTTATAACCAACTGTCAGGTAGTTACCTGTGGTATATGGATCGATGTAAACGCGCATACGACCGTTGAGAACACCAGCAAATGTGTTGCCTGTGTCGTCTACGTTCAGGTTGTTCGAGTTAAGCGCAGGAGCGTAGTCAAGAACGCCAGCCATCTGAAGTGCAGATGCAACGTCCGAAGAACAGATAAGGATGTTACCCTTACCACGTCTTGTGCCCTTGGCGATTTGGTTGGCTTCACGCTCAAGCTGGAACATCAGACCCTTGAACTTTTCAACAGACCAACGGCCGTTTGAGTCAGTGTCAAGATCGAAGATACCTGCAGTTGTTGTGCCTTCCGAAGCACCACGCTCAGCTGTGACGTTGATCGTGCGAACAACTTCACGGTTGATTTCCGAAAGGATTTCAGCCGAAAGAATGTTTGCAAGTTCTGTCTCAGCGTCAAGACCGTGAATTGCTTTCAGATCCTGTGCAAGCTCAAGCGAGTATTCTGCTTTCAGAGCGCGTGAGCGAGCTGTAACAGTAACCTTCTCGATCGAGAATGCCATTTCAGGAATTGCAACAGATGAGTTACCCCAGCCTTCTGCGAACGATGTGTTAACACCACGAACGTAGTTGTATGTGTTTGACTCAGCGTTGTTTGCAGTACCTGGAACAGTACCAACGTTACGGTAACCAGGAAGGTTAACTGAAGAGTTGCCTTCTGGGTTTGCCGAGAAGCCTGTGTTTGCTTCACCGTAGAATGCTTCTGAACCACCCTGCGTTGCGTAACGAGCACGCATTGCGAAGATAAGACCAGTTGGACCTGTCATTGGCTGAACGCCGCAGATGTCGTAAGCTACGAGGTTTGGCATCGAACGACGAACAAGTGAGATAAGCACTGGATCGAAGTTGTCAACTGCTGAACCAGTTGCGTTGACTGGTGTAGCTTCTGCAAGCAGATTCTGAGCACCAAAGGTTTGTGTTGATTCACGAAGAGCAGCTTCTGTGTTCTCAAGAATCTGAGCTGTTACTGCACGACGATGTGAGTCTTTAATTGGGTCAAGGTCAGCGTGTTCTAGAACAGGCTTCCACTTGTTTTGTACTTCCTCAGCTAGCATTTTTATCCCTCCTAAATGGATTATTCTAGTATTATTATTTATAAAAACTTATTTCTTTGTAGTTCTGCCGATTGCCGAAACATACTTTTGCATGCCAGCTTCAACAACTACGCTTGTTTCTTCGGTTAGCTCTTCGAGCGAACCAGCAGCCGTTTCTTCAACTACTAGCGAAGAAGCAGTTGCTTTCTTCTCTGTGAAGTAGTTTTCCTTGACCAGTTCAACCTTCCTGCGGTAGGCGTCTGCGTCAGAGTATTCTAGGCCTTCTGCAAGAGCGCGAAGCTTTTCTACCTGAGTAGCCGCTAGGCCTTCTGCAACCTCATCAAAGATAGCTTCTTTTTCAGCTTCTTCAACTAGCTTAGTGAGTTCAATCTTTTCGTTGATTTCCTCATTCAGCTGTCCTTCGAGTTCAGCAACACGTGCTTCGAGAGACTCGACAACGTTTACTGTTTCTTCTGGAACTTCTACCATGTGCTCTGCAAAGAGAGCCTTTACACCGTCGATGAACTTATCTGCTGCTTCAACCTTCATTGAAGATTCGATAGCAATCTTGTTTTCTTCAAACCATTGCTCAGCAACATAATCGAGGTATGTGTCGATCTTTGAAGAAAGCTCTTCTTCGATTGCTGTAGCTGTTTCTTCCAGCTTAGCTTCGAATTCTTCTTCAAGACGAGCAGCTTCTAGACCTACGCGTGCATTAACTGCAGCTTCGAAAAGGGTTGATGCCTTTTCACGGAACTCTTCCGAAAGATCGTCTGCAGCAAAAAGCTCTTCAACGTCTTCCTTCATCGCACCCTTAGCAGCAACCGATGCCTTGTTTGCAGCTGACTTGTCAACAGCACCTGGTGTTTTATTCTTACCGTACTGGTCAAGCACTGCCTGGAACTTATTGATTTCTTCTTTCGACATACCGCCCATCGCAGCAACAACAGAAGCCATAAGCTCTGTCTTGCCCACGTCACCAGCAACCGAGCCAGCACCTGGCTTCAGTGTATCAGCGGCAGCTGTTTCGTCGAGAACTACATTCTCTTCGATTTCAGTTGATTCTTTAATTGCCATTCTCTGACTCCTTTTAGATATAATCTTATCTAGTTGTATATTTATTGTACTTAGATTTTTGATATTGAGTTAATGAAATTCTCGAAGACTTTCAACTTTTGGGTCTCCAGATCGCGTGAGCGAACTGCCTGCTCGACCTGTAGTTTAGCATGTTGAGCGATGAGCATATTGTTTTCCCAGATCCACTCTACGCCTTCCATGATACCGTTTACAAATGCATCAGGAGCCGAAGGGTCGGCAACAATGTCTGCGGCTGTCGCAAGGTGGAAGTCATCTTGTACTTCGTTAACACCTTCTTTATTTAACTTGATAGAACCCATGCCACGAGTCGACACGCCTAGCTGGCCACCTGACTCGATAATACCACGGGCGATGTTACCCATAGGAGTGTCTGTAATCTTCGCACGGCCAATGAAGTTGGATCCGTCTTGCTTTAGAGATTCGATAATGTGAGAGATGCGATCGAGGTTGATCTGAGGACCATCTGGATGGCCTAGCTCGCCGAACGCACGACCTTTCTGAACGAACTGCTCATTGTATCTGTTGACTTCTCTTTCGAGCACTGCCTTTGGATACACACGGCCGTTGCGGTTTTTGATTTCGGACTGAAGGAATACACCCTCAATGTACATAGTCTTCTTTCCGCTTTCCGTCTTCTCGGTAACGTACTTGATTGACTCGTTAAGCTCGGTGATCAGTTTCATCTGTCAGTCCTTAGTTCTGCTGGTATTCGGATACGAAGTTACCGGTCTTTTGCAGCTCGAAGACGATGTACGAGTTGGCTGAACCGATCAAATTCACAACAACGTTGGCAGCTGGATAAAGGTTGATTGGCATGCCTGTACCAGCATATTCTTGCTGGCCTGTCGAATCATAAACAGCTACTAGATTCGCACCACGAAGGATCTGAATATGTCCGTTGCCATCACAACCCCATACAGCTTGTGTAATGTATGCTCCCGTGAGAACTTCATCACTAACAGCTACGCACACGCTTGTGCCGTTGACATTGGTTGTAGATGAGTTACCTGCTACGATAATGTTACCGCTATTGGAAGAAGCAACATGTACGACTAGCGAGGTGTTCTTTTTGTTTGATGTGATTACTGCTGGCATTACTCACCTCTATTTTCAATAGCGAAGGCAATCATCTTTTCGAGGCCTTCTTCGGTTGCACATGCAGTAGCAAACTTCTGTTGATTTTCTTCGTTGAGTCTGCTAAAAGCTGTCTTCATTGTTTCTTGAAGACGTGGTGAAAGTCCACCGATAGCTGTGTCGAGATCCTCAGCTACCTTCTTAGCTGTAGCTGTTGCAATGGCCATCTTTTTCGCCATTGGCATCTTTGGATTCTCGCGCTTGATAGCCTTGGCTACTTCTTCGCGCTTCTTCATCTCTGCAGGAGTCAATGTCTTTTCTTCAAGCTCATCTTCTTCGTGCATCGAGTACTCGCCACGCTGTGCTAGGCGAT